CATCCTTACCCTCGAACCAGTTGTAAACTGTTTGTCGAGTAACGCCAAGTGCGTATGCGATTTTCGTCACGGGAAAATCCAAATGAACAGCCCACCGCCCAAGGGTTCCACCCAAGTTTTTAGGCGAACGAGCTACGAGGTCTACAATTTTGTCTGAGTATGGCATTTTTAAAAGGGGGCGGTGCCCCCGTTATGGTTACTCGTCGTCCCAATCTGAAACAATGTCAGCGAGCTTGCTCTTCTTTGGAACTGCCGTAGGCTTGGATGCTTCCTTGCGAACTGCAGGTTCCTCATCAGCCTCGGCTATGGGCGCGGCTTTTGCTTTTGCCTTGGCCGCAATGGGCTCGTATGCTGAAGCGTCTTCTTCCTTGGTCAACACACCCATAGGGCGTGTACCTGCGATGACGAGGGGGGCGCTAGGTTTAACACCATCAACTTGAGATGCAGTCATGCGCACAGCATCCATCGCTTCTTGCGTGTGACCCTTGGCTTGAGCCAACTCGTACTCGACATTGGTGAGCCAACGCACAGGTGCAAACAAAAGCTTGGGAGCCTCGGCCTTAGTATCGAACTTCATTTGCGTCACGATCTTCTCGATGTCCACAGGAGGTGAAGCCAATGCTAGGTGCTTGACATACGCTTGCAATGGGCGCTTGTCGCCTTCTTCCTTGCCAAAGATTGACGTTGCAGGCAACGTGAGTTGCAACACATCATCAGGATTGTCGGCAAGCATTACCGCTAGACGCTGTTGGTAACGGCAAGCACGGCTATTACCCTGCCCCGATCCCGCTACGTTTTGCTTGCAAGTCATGCAAGTGTTGGACTGTGGTGCTTTAACTGACGAGTCAGGTGTCTCACCATCGTTAGACCAACAATCGGGGCCCGTGATGTTGTCGCCATCGTAGGACTTGGCGTAGAAGATACGGCTGACCTTGGGCGCGGCTTTGACCACGATGATATCGAGATGGCGTTCCTCGATGGATGCTAGCTCTTTACCACCTGCCACGATGCGAAACACGCCACCCTTGATGGAGATGCGTCTGCTCGTGTTGATTGTGCCACCCATGAGGGCTCTGGCTGTATCGGATAACTCGCCACCTTGGGCAAATGCGGGTACGTTTGATGGATTGAATACGGATATGTTTGACATGGTTGTTACTTAGTTGGTTTAACGACGCGAATCTCATACTCTGAAGAAGAGTTGAGCCCTGGGGGAACTAGAGAAGGATTCTCCTCTAAAAATTTGGCCATGTTAGCCTGTGCGATACGCTTCTCAAGCAAGTCCACGACATCGTGCTCAACGACAAAGCGTTTGAACGAGTCCCAGTCCTGCGTGTTGTAGCGTGTCTTGGTCACAAGGCTGATTGTGCCAAACTCGGTTCTGATCGACGTTGCGCCCTGCGCTTTCATCTGATCCTTGATCTCAAACTTGATGGCCTCAAGCTCTTCCTTGAGCATCTCGGTCTGAGTATCATACTCTTTGGTGAGTTCTTCCATCCGCATTTTGATTTTGCGGTATATCTTGGCTAGCTGTGCAAGAGGGATTACCTCGTCAGTTGTCTGTTCCATTTACATTCCTTTGTTAATAATCTAGTTTTGTTTTGTTGTCTAGCGTTAGACATTGTATATCAGTTTTTTATGCCATTGCAACCTCCTTTTGAATATTTATTTCATTCTCAAACATTTCGGTAATAAGTAAGTTGTCGCTTACCTTATCCTCCAATGCCCTGAACATCTTCTTCTCAATGGGCGAGCCTTGGATGTGGATGACGGTCACCTTGTCCGAGTCTTGCCCCTTGCGATCTGCCCTTGCAATGGCCTGCGTGTACTGCTCTACGCTCATCAAGGGGCCGTAGAATACCACGGTGTCAGCCCTTGTCAAGGTGATGCCGTGTGCCGTTGCTTGTGGTTGCATGACTAATACTCTAGGGTTTTCCTCATTCTGGAATCTCCTAATGATGTCCGCACGTCTAGGCGGTGTGACTGTGCCATTGATGAACTCGGTGGGGATACCACGCTTGTTCAAGTGGGTGTGAATGGTGTCAATCGTGGACTTGAACAGGGCAAAAATAATTACTTTCCGATCAGTTTCCTCAAGTATTTCTTCAAGTACCCCAAGCCTTGGTGCTGAGTCAAACTCCACGATCTCACGGTCATCAGTATAGGCAGCACCACAACTGATCTGCAAGAGCTTACTCACAGCCGCGGCCGCATTAACTGCGCTGATCGTCTCGCCTGATGCCTGCACAAGCATCTTGTCCTTGAGGAGGTTGTAGTACTTGGCTTGTTGTGGGGTGAGGGGTACTTCCCGAGTCATGGTAAGCACTGGGGGTAAGTCCAAGCATTGCGCCTTGGTGAACCTGATGGCAGGTTGCAAGGCTTCATGCACCAAGTCTTTTGCGTCAGGTTTGGGAGCCCACTTGTACATGGTCATCTTGTTCATAACCTTGTCACGCCACCCAGTAAAAAACATCGGTACGCCCGTGGGATTCACGAGCTTGGCGAGCCCATACGCATCGACAGGCGACTGAGATGCCGGGGTTCCTGTCATCATCCAGAGGTGGGTCTCAGGCTTGAGGATAGATTTCAACGCTTTCCACCGCTTGGTTGTGATGGTTTTGTACGCGTTGGCCTCGTCCACAATGACCAAATCAAAGCGTCCATCGTTGACCACTTCACTGGCGATGAGGTTGAGCCCATCGTAGTTTGTAATCACGAACTGGTAGTTTTGTTGGATCATCTCAATCCTTCGGGTAGCTTGCGCGTGGTGGGCGACTATGGCTGACCGATGGATGATGCTGTTGTTCATGTCCGAGAGCCACGCAGACTGCATGATGGACAAGGGGCAGAGGATCAAGCAACGCCTGACATCGCCTCGGTTCATCAAGTAGTCAGCCGCCCATAGTGCGGATAGCGTCTTGCCTGTTCCAGGTTCAGAGAACACGAATGATTTCTTGTGCAGGGTAAGAAATGACGCTGTCTCGATTTGATGATGCATCGGTGTGAACCGACCTGGCCATGTGTAGCGCTTTGTGATTGGTGAAGGCACGTTCTTAACCCCAAGGTTTCTCAGCACGCGCACTTCATCCAAGCCCCAGTAGACCGCTATCTCAAAGCCGTCATCGTACTCGCCTAGTATCTTATGTTTCGGAATGATGCTGTATTTGGCTGGGTTTCGCGTACGAAACACCAGCGCTTTGTCTTCAACGATTTGCATTTACTCACCTTTGTTATTTTTTGTTCTTGCCGTAGATGTTGCCGTGGTCATCGCGCCAACTTCTATTTGTTTTTTCTGCTACGACTCTTAGATTCTTTTTAGTATTCTTACCGCCTGCGTCAAGCATCTTGATGTGGTCAACCTCCTTGTTATCCCCCTTCTTGACCTTACCCGCTTTCATCTCAGTGGCGCGGGCTTTGTTTCGTTCCTCGCGCAGCTTGACTTCTTTGGGGCTTGACTCATACGCTGTGTTGTACGCTAATTTCTGTGGACTTGATTTAGGCATAATGCCCTCCTAATGTTTTGGATGATGCTCACACGTTGTCACAGGACACCACGGACACAAGCCTGATGGTTTGGTATTCCATACGCCTGTATCATGTGCCTGTTCGATTCTCGCTATGCGTTGGCGGTATTGCCACCACTCAGCTTGCGCCTGCTCCACAGCCATGCTGTGCCTAACCATATCGTCTTTGACGATAAACAAAAGAGCAGAGTTAACCTTCCTGATATGTGGCATATGCGCAAAGACCATCAATGACATGAGCTTTAATTGTTCCCGATCAGGGTACTTGTTATTGCCTGTCTTGTAGTCGATAACCCATGCCGTCATATTCTCATCGTCGATGATGAGTAAGTCTGCGATGCCTCGCACCCATACGTCTGGACTTGTCCAGTCGCAAGGCGTTAGGTTCGTGGTGAGTGCCATTTGTAGTTCACACAGCTTTCGTCCAGGCTTGGCAACGAGTGCGTCTAGCGTGGGCTTGGCAAACATAAACTGGTCAGGTAATACCACGCCATCTTGGATGTAGTTCTCCGCCGCTTTGTGAAACTCCGTGCCGTACTTGGTGGCGTCGGTCTCGATGAACGGGAAGTTCTTTAAGACCTTGACCTCTTGATACCTGCGTGGGCATCCCTCGTAGTCTTTGAGGGAGCTGTGTGACCATGTGACTTTCATTAGAACCTCGCTGATTTAATTGCTTTGGATAACCGCTTGGCAAACTCTTCTACAAAGTTCTCGCGTTTGTTGAGAGCGTACTCCCCCATGTCCACAAGAATTGCATGTACAAGCTCATGCCAAAAAGTCTCCTTGATCTCATCTTCTTTGTACTTGCGCCCAGTGATGTTGCTTTTAGCTCCGATCTTGATCTTTTGTTCAGGGTAAACTACTTTACCCATCTCGCCTTTATCAAGCATTGCTTCGACAACTTCAACTGAGTACCACTTGAGTCCAATTTTTATTTTGCGTGGTAGTTGTTCTATCATTACTTCTCCTTAGTTTTTTGCTAACCCATAGCGTTTGTGTGCGCCCACATCGGCATTCAAAGGAATGCCTTGCATGTAGCGAGGCTCCATGCACATTTGCTCCAAGACCCAAGTCTTAGCTTCTTCCACCTCGGCATCTGGCACGACAGCGATTAGCTCGTCGTGTACTGTGCCTGCTATGAAGTATCTTTTGGATACCCTGAGCATTCCGTCTGTCATCACAATGCGTGCCAACGCCTGTGTGACATTGTTTGTTATCTTTCCTGCGTACAACTTGGTAGCGTCTGGCCCGTATACATACTGGCTCCTACCTTTGTCATCTTCTACAATCCTCAAATTGGGATATAAAAGTTTCATTCCATTTGGCAATTCTATTTCTTCCTTGCGGAATGTCAAGCATTTATATTTGCGTTCTTCGCCTTCGTATAAACATTTCTCTAGCATTACCGAGCATTTATCCCAGAACTCAACGACTTGGTACGCAGTAGCTCTATAGATGTCTATGATCCTCTTGGAAGCTATAGCGTGCTCCACCAACTCCTGAATAGAACAGGTGTGTGGTATGTCTCGTAGCTTAATTTCATTTTCTTGCCACTCAACAAAGCGTTCGTAGAAGGTGCGGTTAACCCCTAGTGCTTTGGAAAACCTTCTTTCATACCTGACAGGCGGTGCCCCAAGGAACCCTGTTAAGAGTTGCGACGCAAACGATGCCCACCCAAGTCCGTACCCGCAACCCAAGAGCGCGCTCTTCGCAGACTGCCTAAGATCGGGATGGCTTTCTTTAGTGAGGTTGGGTATGTTAAACATCTGTGCGCCGAACGCGGCATAAGGGTCACCACCAGCCCTGAAGATGTTAAGCATGTCTTCGTAATCACTAAGCCACGCGAGGACGCGCGGTTCAATTTGCGAGAGATCCCCCACAACGAGTTGGTGCCCTTCGGGAGCCATAATCGCTTTGCGTAGGAATGAGCCACGCTTTAAGTTTTGCATGTTGATGGCCGAGCCTTTTGCTGCCGACCAGCGACCCGACTTCGCTCCGTAATATGACAACGGAACAGGTAGACTGCCTCGCTGACTAATGTCCAAGAACCTCTGCG